AAGTAAGTAAGATTGCAAAGCTAATTCGTGAAAAGTAATTACTACATAGAAGTTCCTACTTATGATAAAGGTCAATGGGACCTTACTACTTTTTATACAAGAGAAGAGTTTAGGGACTTCGTATTGTTTTGTTTTAAAGAACCTGGTAAATATCAGTTTGATGAAAGTAGTTTAATCTTTAATGCTGAAGCAAGAAAGTACCAGAAGAATGGATATTACTGTCCAGCTCCTGTAAAGACTAAAGATTTTATAAACTACTGGGATGATCAGAAACTGAAGTGTAAATCAGGCATTATTGTCAAAAACAACGACAATGTATGGTATATCAGTCGGGACTACTACATGTGGCTAAACTTTCTTCCTATCTATGACAAAGAAGAAAAACGTTTTGACTTTGCTAAAGTAAGAGACGCTCAGTATCACATGGCTTTATATGAGCTGCTTGCTGAATTACACTACAGGCACTCAGCTATTCTAAAAAAACGTCAGATAGCTTCTTCATATTTTCATGCTGCAAAGCTTATAAATATGTACTGGTTTGAAAATGGTGCTGTACTAAAAATAGGTGCTAGTCTTAAAGATTACATTTCAGAGAAAGGTACTTGGCGTATGCTTACTGAGTATAGAACTTTTTTGAATGAACACACTGCTTGGTATAGACCAAGTGATCCAGATAAAGTATTTTCTTGGCAACAACGTATTAAGGTAAGGATTGGAGGAAGAGATACACATAAGGGTAATAAATCTATTATTACTGGAACCTCTTTTGAAAAAGATCCAACAAATGGTGTGGGTGGTCCGTGTACTTACTTCTTTCATGAGGAGGCCGGCATTGCTCCAAAGATGGATCTTACCTATGAGTATATGAGACCAGCTATGCAGAGTGGTATGATTACCACTGGTATGTTTATTGCTGCCGGCTCAGTGGGTGATCTTGATGCATGTGAACCATTAAAACTAATGGTACTTCAACCAGAAGCAAATGATATCTATGCAGTAGATTCTAATCTTATAGACAAGGAAGGTACACTTGGAAAAACAGGACTGTTTATTCCTGAGCAGTGGAGTATGCCTCCCTTTATAGATGAGTATGGTAACTCAAAAGTTGAAGAAGCTCTAGAAGCAATCATAGAAGAAAGAATAAAATGGAAAAGAGATCTTACTCCTGAACAGTATCAGCTTCGTATATCTCAGAAACCAACTAACATAGAAGAAGCTTTTGCAACAAGAAAAGAATCTAAGTTTCCTCCGCATCTTGTATCTAAACAAATACAGCGTATACAGGATAAAGAGTATTCTGTTGAGTATTTAGACTTATCAAGAAATGCAGAAGGAAAGATCATAGATAAACCATCCAGGAAGATTCCTATTATGGAGTTTCCTATTTCTAAAAAGACAGAAGATAAAGAAGGTGTTATTTGTGTGTATGAGAGACCTGTAAAAGATCCTCAGTTTGGGATGTATTATGCATCGGTTGACCCGGTGGGAGAAGGAAAGACCACTACATCAGAATCTCTTTGTGCCATCTACGTTTATAAAAACCCGGTGGAAGTAATCAAAGATGAGGGCAATGGAAAGGTTACCAACATTATTGAGCGGGATAAGATAGTGGCAAGCTGGTGTGGCAGGTTTGATGATCTTAACAAAACTCATGAAAGACTTGAGTTGCTTATAGAGTGGTATAACGCCTGGACTATAGTGGAGAATAACGTAGCTCTGTTCATCCAGTACATGATATCAAAGAAGAAACAGCGTTACCTAGTACCTAAAGACATGATTCTATTCTTAAAAGATCTTGGTGCTAACCGAAATGTATTCCAAGAATATGGCTGGAAGAACGTAGGAACCATTTTTAAAGGAAACCTCTTGTCCTATGGGGTTGAATATTTAAAAGAAGAGCTAGACCATGAAACCAAACCAGATGGAGAGATTGTAAAAACAATCTATGGTGTAGAGAGGATTCCGGACATCATGCTTTTAAAAGAGATGCAAGCTTACCAGGAAGGAGTCAACGTTGACCGGCTGGTAGCTTTTTGTGCTCTTATAGCTTTTGCAAAGGTTCAACAAGCTAACCGAGGACTGGCTAAACGTGTAGAGGTTAGCGAACAAAAGTTGGATAACTCCCAGAAATTTAGTAAATTAAATTGGGGACCTTTTAGACATATAGGGTCCTCTAAAGGAGGTTCTAACGGTATGAGACTACCTAGATCGCCCTTTAAAAATATAAAATGATGGAAAATATCCCATTACATGCCCAGAAAGTAACCATTCTTTCCCGTTTGATTAAAGAAAGCTCCTTGACTTTAGAAGAGGCTTTACTGCTTTTAAAAGAAGAGGAGGAGGAAACTGAGCCTGTTATTACTTCCCCTAGTTACCTGCCAGGTACTACCACACCGTGGACAATTCCTGTAAGCCCTTATGGTTCAGGTATTAGTACTGGAACTATTACTTGGAGTGGCAGTGGATCTGGAACTACGACAATACCAGCTAACTCTTTTTTTACGGCTAAGACTGAGGCTGAAACTGACCTAAATAATTAATTATCATGCAAGTATATAATGCTCTAGATCTGAAGGCTGGCAAAAAGGCCGACTATAACAAGATGGGTACTCTTACCCAGCCTATTCAGTTTCTTTCAGAGAAAGAAAAGGATGAAGAGTGGAGAGCGTGGAACCTGGATTGGCTAGAGTTTCAGGGCATGAAGCAGCTTAGACGTAATGCAAGACGTCTGATGAAGAATTATAAGCTGGCCAAAGGTATTATTGATAAGACGGATTATATTGTAGAGGAAGACAATGAAATGGCAGATCTTATAGACACTCTGACTAAAGAGGACGTTTCTGCCCTGGAACTGAAGTTCTATCCTATTGTTCCAAATGTAATCAATGTACTATGTAATGAGTTTGCCAAAAGATCTTCTCGTATTATGTTTAAAGCTGTGGATGATATTTCTTACAACGAAATGTTGGAAGAAAAAAGATCCATGGTAGAAAAAGTTCTTTTAGAAGATGCTGAAAGAAGGATGCTTGTTGAGATGTTAGGCATGGGTATAGATCTAGAAAGTGAAGAAATGCAGAAGGCAATGTCTCCTGAGAACCTAAAGCAGCTTCCTGAAATAGAATCTTTCTTTAAAAAAGATTATAGATCAATGATTGAGGAGTGGGCTAGCCACCAGATGAGTGTAGATGAAGAACGTTTTAAAATGCAAGAACTTGAGGAAAGAGGCTTTCGTGATATGCTTATTACGGACCGTGAGTTCTGGCATTTCCGTATGATGGAAGATGATTATGAAGTAGAGTTATGGAATCCTTTACTTACTTTCTATCACAAGTCTCCTGATGTTCGTTACATTTCTCAAGGTAACTGGGTAGGTAAGATGGATATGATGAGTGTATCAGATGTGATTGACAAGTTTGGTTGGATGATGACTCAAGATCAGTTAGAATCTTTAGAAGCTATATATCCTGTACGTTCAGCCGGCTATGCTATTCAAGGTTATCAAAACGACGGAACTTATTATGATCCTACTCGTTCTCATGAGTGGAATACACAAATGCCATCACTGGCTTATCGTCAATTTACTTCTGTATATGACGCACAGTTTGGTACCGGTGATATAGTAGAATGGATTATGGCTGACTCTGAAGACACTGTTGACTTTGGTAAAAGTCATTTACTTAGAGTTTCTACTATCTATTGGAAATCACAACGTAAAGTTGGACATCTGACAAAAATCACAACAGAAGGAGAAATCATACAAGATATTGTTACTGAAACTTATAAAATAACTGATAAGCCACAGTATAATACTATTTTATATAAACAAAAGTCTAAGGATAACTTGGTTTTTGGAGAGCATATTGATTGGATTTGGATCAATGAAACCTGGGGTGGTATTAAGATCGGACCTAACCGTCCTGCCTTCTGGGGTATGAATAATCCAGGTGGTATAAATCCTATTTATTTAGGTCTTAATGGTGGTAAACCAGGTAAAGTTCCATTCCAGTTTAAAGGGGATCACACTCTTTATGGCTGTAAGCTACCGGTGGAAGGTGCTGTATTTAGTGATCGTAACACCCGCAGTATTTCACTGGTAGATCTTATGAAGCCATATCAGATAGGCTACAACATTGTCAATAACCAGATTGCAGACATCCTGGTAGATGAGCTTGGTACGGTTATTATGTTAGACCAGAACGCTTTACCACGTCACTCTTTGGGAGAAGACTGGGGTAAAAATAATCTGGCTAAAGCCTATGTGGCAATGAAGAACTTCCAGATGTTACCTCTGGATACATCTATTACCAATACAGAAAATGCTCTTAATTTTCAACACTACCAAGTTTTAAACTTGGAGCAAACCAATCGTTTGCTTTCTCGTATTCAACTTGCTAACTATTTTAAGAACCAAGCCTTTGAGGTTATTGGTCTTACTCCACAGCGTATGGGTCAACAGATTGCCCAACAGCAAACGGCTACTGGTATAGAGCAAGCCATGAATGCTTCATATGCTCAAACAGAACAATACTTTATACAACACTCAGATAATTTAATGCCAAGAGTTCACCAAATGAGAACTGATTTGGCCCAGTATTATCATTCAAAGAAGCCTAGTGTAAGATTAACTTACATAACAGGAAAAGATGAGAAAGTAAATTTTGAAGTTAACGGTACAGAACTTTTATTAAGAGATCTAAATATATTTTGTACTACAAAGACTAACTCACGTGCAATTATGGAGCAGCTTAAACAGGTAGCTCTTAATAACAATACTACTGGAGCATCTATTTATGACTTAGGAAACGTAATTAAATCTGAGTCTATTGCTGAACTTACTGGTGTGTTAAAAGCAGCAGAAGAAAAAACTATGGCTCAGAAACAAGCTGAACTTCAGCAGCAACAACAAATGCAGCAAGAAATGCTTGAAAGCCAGGAACGTCAAAAACAGATGGATCTTGAGTTTAGATCACAAGAAAATGAACTTAACCGTCAGAAAGATATTACTGTTGCTGAGATTAGAGCAGCAGGATATGGTTCTATGGTTGATTTAAACAAGAACCAACAATCTGATTTTCAAGATGCTTTAGAAGGTATACGTAATGAGCAACGCTATCAAGATCAGATGAATGTTAAAAGAGAACAGTTGTTGACTCAAAAAGAACAAGGAAGTTCTAAGCTACAAATAGAGCGTGAAAAGCTTCAGACTCAAAAGGAAATAGCAGAGAAACAATTACAGATAGCCCGTGAAAACAAGAACAAGTACGACAAACCGGGTAAAAAAGCAAAATAAACTTAAGGACTAACGGAAATTATAGCTCTATTATCCGCACTTCAGGTCCTTTTTGTAGAGCAACTTTAAATTTTTAGAGTTTAAAGTTGTATATTTTTATTGTAGAAGTACACCATAAAAAACCAAGTAACTTATGGAAAACCAAACCACTGTACAGACTAATGTACAACAAGTAGATGTAGACATTGATAGCTGGCTCGGAGCCCCTGGTGCAGAAAGCATCGTAACTCCTACAGCAGCTGAGGCTAAAAAGCCTGAGGCAAAGCCCAGTATCTTTTCTAATAAGGATGTAGATCTAAGTTTTATAGATCAGTCTGAAGAAAAAGAACAGGAGCCTGAAGACAAGGGAGAAGATAACAAAGACACAGAACCCCCTGTTTCTCGTGAAACATCTACAAACGTATTTGATGAACTAGACCAAGAGGAACAAGAAGAGGCTAAACCTAAAGGTGGTCGTCCTCGAACAGAAAAGTCCGGACTGGTTGAGTTTCTTAAAAAACGCATTGAGTCAAAGGAAATGTTTGCCTTTGATGACTATGATGAAAGTAAACAATCTCTTGATGAGTACTTAGGTGGACTCGGAGAGAAAGACATAGAGGAGCTTTGGCAGGCTAACGTTGATAATCTCAAGCAAGAAGTAGCAGCCAAGACTCCCAAAGAGTTCTTTGAGTCTTTACCTGAAGAGTTGCAGTATGCAGCTAAGTATGTAATGGACGGTGGGCAGGATCTTAAAGGTCTTTTCCAAGCCCTGGCTCAGGTTGAACAGGTTCGTTCTTTGAACCCGTCTGACGAAAGTGACCAGGAAGGTATTGTAAGATCTTATCTCCAAGCTACCGGATTTGGTAGTGAAGAAGAAATTGAAGAAGAGCTTACTACCTGGAAAGATCTTGGAGTACTGGAAAAGAAAGCCAAACAGTTCAAACCTAAGCTGGATCAGATGCAGGAAGAAATCGTGCAGAGCCAGCTTGTAGAGCAAGAAGCTAGAAAACAACAACAAGAACAAGCTGCTCAGGCTTATATGCAGAATGTGTTTGAAGCACTTAGACCAGCTGAAATTAATGGTCTGAAGTTAGATAAGAAAACTCAAGCACAACTTTATAGTGGTCTTGTCCAGCCTCAATATCCATCTGTCAGTGGTAGACCAACCAATCTGTTGGGTCACCTTTTAGAAAAGTATCAGTTTGTAGAGCCTAACTATCCCTTGATTGCAGAAGCTCTTTGGTTACTTTCTAACCCTGATGAGTACCGTCAAAACTTGGTAAAGCAAGGAAAGAACCAAGCGGTGGAACAAACAGTACGCCAGCTTAAGACTGAGCAGAGTCGTAAAAACGTCTCAACCTATCAGGAAGAAGAAGAACAAAGACCAAGAAAGATCGCAAGACCTCAAAATATTTTTAAACGCTAATTATTATTAACCCCTAAATCCGATGCCCTATGGCAACTCCTGTTTTGAACAATGGTATATTTCTACGAGATACCAGCTATCAAACTAGCTCACACGTAGACTCTTACCACCTTTCAAACCTCTTGAAGAGTGCGGAGCCAACTGACCTTGGTCCCGTAGATCTATGGGCAATGGCTCAAAAGGTAGAAATGCCTTTGTACCAGATGTCCAGCTTTGGAGGAAAGAACGTTATCTCTGTAGATAACGCACGTGGTGAGTACAAATGGCAGATCCCTGTAGCTCAGGATCTACCCTATATCACAGAAGATATAGAATCTGGCAATGCCACTAAAGGTATTGACGGACAGAGCTTTAAAATTAAAGTAAACAAGCGTTCTTTTGGACATGGTGATATCATCACCTATGACAAGTACAACGGTGTTGAAATGTACATCACTGCTGATGATATTATCCCAGCTGGTGACGGTTTCATCTACACTGTTCAGCTTGTTAACAACGACAACGCTAAGTTTTTGGACAACAAGTACCTGAAAGTAGGAACTAAAGTATTCCGCAAGGGTTCTGCCCGTGGTGAATACGGAGAGCGTTTCTCTGACTTGGGTAATGTTTCTGCAGGTTTCCGTGAATTCTACAACTACGTTGGTGGTGCAGAAGCTCACGTACACTACAGCATCAGTTCTCGTGCTGACCTTATGATGAAAGGTGGTATGAAAGCTGACGGTACAGTTCCTGTAATCGAGCTGTGGAGAAACTTTGACAAAACAACTGATCCTTCAATCACCTCTCTTGAGAGCATGGCTTCTAAGATGGGTAAAGATTATGTAAAGAAGGCTTACCAGTCTGGTCAGCTTACTCGTACATTCTTGACTACTCTTGAGGCTGCTCATTTGACTAAAGTTGCTAACGACATCGAGACTTACCTTATGTGGGGTCAAGGTGGTAAGGTTAAGCAAGATGGTCCAGATGATATCCGTCTCTCTGTAGGTCTTTGGAAGCAGTTGGATAACTCTTACAAGCGTATCTACAACAAAGGTTCTTTCAATCTTGACTTGTTCAAGTCTGAAATCTTCAACTTCTTCAATGGTAAGGTTGAGTTTCAGGGACCTGATCCTAAGCGTCAGTTGGTTGTACAAACTGGCTTGGGCGGTATGAAGCTGGTTAACGAGGCAATTAAGAAGGAAGCTATCAACAGCGGACTTGTTATCAATGCTTCTGAAATCGGTGCTATTACCGGTAAAGGAATGGATCTGAACTTTGGTTTTGCTTACACTCAATACGTTATTCCTTTCTTGGCTAACGTTAAGTTTGTTCTCAACCCAGCGTTTGATAACATTCACACTAATGACATTGAGAACCCAATCATTGATGGTTTCCCTCTGTCTTCTTATAACTTCATCATCTTTGATATCACTGAGAATACTAACGACAACATCTTCTTGTTGAAGTTATCTTGGGATAATCAATTGAAGTGGTTCTATCAGAACGGTACCATGGATTACATGGGACGTACTCAAGGTTTCCAAAGCTCCGGCAACTTCAACGGTTACCGTGTGTTCATGACTCAAACAATGCCTGCTATCTGGGTTAAAGACCCAACCAAGGTATTGAAGATTGTTATGAGAAACCCTGTAACTGGCGGATCATTCTAATCTACCACCCTTAGGATAGTATCCTAAGACCACCTGTCGTACGCAAACCGTGCTTGATCACACGGGGGGCTTGCAGCTCCTGGCAGGTTCAAATAAGATCACCGGTAAATCCGGCTATTCTTAAACCAAAAAACCCAACAATGAGTACGGTAACTATCGTAGAAAAGTACCCACAAAACAAAAGATCCTCTATTGCCATCCGACCTTATTTTGATCCGATGGTTGATAACATGGGTCTTCAAAAGTATGGTCTTAGTCTTTTTGACGGGGCCTTTCATGAAGAGCAGCTGGCTTGTTTAGAAATTAACGGTATCAAACGCTACCTGACAGGTCTAAACGAGTTTGCTCCAGAAGTAAAAGAGCTTGATGCTGAAGAGCAAGAAGCTAAAGTCAAGCAGATCCGTCAAATTGTAGCTCAGTTAGAAAGAGAACTTGCTGCAAATGTGATAGATCCAAATGATGAAAACTTTTGGAATAAAGTAAAACTCTTACGTCCAGATAACAGTGATTTCTGGGATAAGATTAAAGTCCGCTGCGGTAATGAACCAGTATATCTAGAGCCTGATAAAGATCCTTATGATCTTATTAGAATGTATGCGATAGAAACTGGTGGATTTTCTATAGTAGCTAAAAGCTTAGAAGAAGCAAGGCGTATGCCGGTTCCTCCTAAGTTTTATCTGGATAAGCTGGAAGAAACAGCATCTATTCAGACTGAAGTAAAGAAGCTGCGTAATAAAGCTCTTTCTGAACTTCAAAAATTGTTTGACAAGAATCAGAATAAGCTGATGTATGTAGCTAAGGTTCTTGATCCAAACAGTGCTCAGTATAAGAAGTCTACTCCAAATGATATTATCTATGACAATATGGATAAGTACATTAACGGAGATCTGATAGAAAAGGATAAACGTAAGACTGCTCAAAGATTCCTTGATGCTGCTAACCTAGATATGGAAACGCTAAAGATCAGGGCTATTGTAAAAGACAGTTCTTATTACAAGTTCATAGCTACAAAAGCGGACGGGTTTATCTATCACATGCAGACAGTCACTATGCTGGGTAGAACACCATCAGATGTAGTTGAGTATCTGAAAAATCCTCTGAACGAGGAACTTTTGATAGACCTCACCAAGAAAGTAGAAAAGTACTGGAACGCTTAATAGAATATGAACAACAACCTCTTACAGATAAAGATCAAACAAAGGCTGAACAAGCTTGCTTCTTTGGATTATGACAATATAGAATGTTGGCAGATCCAGGAAGCATTTAATAAAGGTCAGCTTGAGTGGGTACGTAGAATGGTCTACGGTATCAATACTCGTAAAGAGGGATCTGAACAATCAACCGGACTGGTAGATGATCTTAGAGTCTTATTAAAGAGTCAGGATCTAACTCCGGCAGACAAGAAAACGTTCTTTGAAGCTACACTTCCTGCAGACTATCTGTACTATGTACGTACAGATGTTTATGCTAATTCTGAGTGTTGTCCTGAAAAAAGAAGGATGACAGTTTATGAAGTAGAGGAAGCCAATATGGGAGTTCTTCTTACAAGTGATACAAAAGGACCAAGCTTTGAATGGGCTGAAACTTTAAGTACGCTGGTAGGGGACAAACTAAGAGTTTACACAAACGGAGAGTTCAATATTACAGATATGGGAGTTGTTTATTACAGACTACCCAGACCTGTACAGTTTCAAGGATGTGTAAATGCAAGCACTGGTCAAACTTTTACAGCAAACCAAGAGTGTGAGTTTAAAGATGACATTGCTGAAATCTTAGTAGACCAAGCTGCAGCTATTCTTGCCGGTGACATAGAAAGCATGAACCAGTATCAAAGAGAATCTCAAGAAGTTCAAAAGAATAGCTAATGATAAAAACTATACCTAGACCAAGTCCAATGGGTCCTTGTATGGAAACTGCAGCCATGATTGCCCACGCTCAATCTATGGTGGTTTCATTTCACCAGCTGCATTTAAAGATAACAGGACCAGGATCATTAGCAGCTCATAAAGCTCTTGGTGAGTTTTATGAAGATATGCCAGGTCTAATTGACAAAGTAGCAGAGCAATACCAGGGAGCTCGTGAAAAACTTCTGGAATATCCTACAGTACCTCCGTATAAGTGTGGTTCTGTACAAGAAGCTCTCAGTCATGTAAAAGAGCTGTATAACGAAATAGCAGAACTGCAGAAAATAATGCCGTTCTCAGAAGTAGTTAATCAGTTAGATGAGATGAAGAGTCTGATTGCTTCAACCAAGTATAAACTAATGTTCTTAAGCTAATTTTTTTTTATTTATTAACCCTAAAATTGAAAACCCATGTATTTTCCTAATGCATTCCGTAAGAGTTTTTTGCCTGCGAGCACAACTCTTGCTGCTAGCGGTGGTACAGATGCGTTGACAGCTGGTCAGATTGGCTTCTTTGATGCCAAGAGTTTCCAGGTTGTTTCAGCTCAAGCTTCACCATTTATTCTAGCAGAAGGTAGTCGTTTTGCTTCTGACAAGATTGGCCCCGTTCACGGTGGTTACAAAGAGTCTAAGAAGTCTAAGGCTATCAACCCTAAGTATGTAAGCCGTCTTATCAAAGTTTCTGGTAAGGCTGCTGTAAACCAAATCATCAAAGTAGAAGCTAATGCTTGTGCAGGTCTTGCCTGTGATAGCACAGTACGTCTTCGTCTTGATGTTAAAGGTTCTCCTGCTCTCCGTTTCTTGAACCACCAGTTGTATCAAACTTTGGATGCTTACACAGGTTGCTGTGATGCATCTAATAGTGCAATTGATCACACTGTAGCTCTTTTGAAATGGGCTGATCAGATTAACGAAGAGCCTTTGGTTAAAGAATTTGTACAAGCTAAAGTTTGGAAAGAAGCTCACGCTAGCGTAGCTATTGATCCTACTGCAGCTTCTGCAACTATTGTTGTAGCTAACGCTGACTTGGCTAAGTTCAACGCTGGTGACAAAGTGGTAGCTGCTGGTATCCCTGCTAATACAGTTGTTGTATCTGTAGGTGCTGCTGACTCTGCTAGCACTGGAAACGGTAACGTAGTTCTTAGTAAAGCTGCTACAGCTTCTACAAATGTTAACGCAGCTATTTTTGATGCTGTTGCATCTGCTACTTACACTCCAGCTACTTCTAGCTTGGGAGCTGTAAACAGCCACATGGACATCATTGCTGCTTACGTTGACACAACTTTCGGTAACTGTACTTTCACTCCTACAGACAAGTACGATCTTGAGCCTTTGTTCATCTACGCTTCTGTAGTTGACGAGTCTGGAGATCCTTGTAAAGTAGAGTGTATTAGTGTATCTGAGTCTCAAGCTCCTGTACAGGCTTCT